TCGTTGACTTCGGGCATTCCACCGACGCCTGAGATGAAAACGAGGTCGCCATTAGCTCCTGCGGTCGCTACGTCGGTCGTCACCACTGGCGGCTTAGCCGCCGTGATATTCGTGACGTTGACGATATTCCCGGTCGGATCGACGCCACGCGAGGTCAGTTGAACAAAGCCGAAGCCGGGGTCGCGGTACTCCCAAAGGATGCCCTCAAGACCGCCCGAGTCGTAAGCCTGCCCAAAGAGATGCGTCGGCGGCACGCTGCCAGTAACTGGCGAGAACGGAGTGAGCGAGAAATTCGTCCCGTTCAACGCCTCATAGGTGACGCCATTGAACCGTCGGCGCGCGCCTTTCTTGACGCCGACCCCCGGCTCCCACGGGCGAATCGTGCGGATATTTTCCTGCGTCAGTTGGAAGTACGCGCCGATGAGCAGCGGGTCGAAGATATCGGATGAGGCCGTCAGTGTGACGCCGGTCCCGGTCTGAGCATCCGCGAACACCACTGGATTCGTGCCGGGGTTGGCGTCGGCAAAGGGGCCGTTGAGGAAGTCGACGGGCGCGAGCGTCCAGTGCGTCGGCCCAAAATGCGACAGCTTATAGGCGGGGAAGGTCGCGCTACGATGTGTGATATAAACCACGTCGGCGCTTTCCACGAATACGAGCTGAAACATATTGTCGGAGTCGTACAGGTCGCTCGCCGCGTAAGGCGAGACAATCTCGTAGGGAACGCCGGGGGAAACCTGCACCTGCGCGTGGTTTTGGTAGAAGCGCATATAGAGGTCGCCCACCTCAATTATGAACGCCACGCTCTCGCTGCGCTTGAACGGAATCAGGGCAGTCGCTCGATCCGAAAACTTGACCTCGGCGACGAAGCGGGTGCCGGGGCGCCGCCGCGCCGGTCCCTGCACTTGCGGGATGAAGTTCTCCAGCCGAAAGCAGGCCGTGGCGTAGCCCTTCGTGTCGGTGCGGCTCTCCATCGCGGGCGACCATTCGCCCGAATTGAAGCCGACTATGCCTGGGGATGCTTTAGCCATTATCCGGGCAGCCTCGCGATGAGCCAGCTATTGTCCGGCAGCGGGTCGGGCGGCAGTTCAATGGAATCCGCGCGAATTGCCGCGATGATCGCCGCCTTGTATTCGGTCTGCGCGAGGTCCCGCTTGCTATCCTTCTGCGTCACGTCCTCGGCCAGCTTCATCGCCAACCGGCAGGCAAATGCCTCGACGAAGCCGGGGTCGAACATGGTCGGGTCGGTGATGCGCGCGATATAGCGCAGCGGCAATGGCCCTGTCGGGGCGACCGGGGCATTGAAGCCGGTCATCTGGTTGCTGACGATGGTCTTACCCTCGATGCGCCAATCGCTCGCCTCGCTGGTCACGATGCCGAGCCAGCGCTGCAACCCCGGCACCCACCGGCCAGCCTGAATCACGCGAATGCAATCGTCGGGAAGCTGGTAGGCGGCGGTGTAGCCAAAGACTGGCGGCACCACGAGCGCGGGGAGCAGGATGCGCTTGACGGCGAAATTCCAGAGATGCGCCCGCAGTTCTGCGTCGCGCTCCACGTCGTAGATGGCGAGTGCCGAACGCGCGGCCTTCACGTTGTCCTGAAGCGTGAGAATACGTTGCTGGCCGAGCAGGGTCAGCGCTACGTTTACGATGTCAACATCGTTAGGCATCTCTACACCCGATAATCGCAGAGCACCGAGGTCGCCGGCGCGGTAGTCCCGAAGGTGATCGTCGCGGTCGCCAGAACGTAATCGGTGGTGCGGAGTCCGTCGCGATAAACCTTCAGCCCCGCCGCCGGTGTGTTGGCGAGCACAAAGACCTTGTTCACGCCGTTGATCGTTCCGGTGGGCACTTCGCTATCGACGAAGTTCGCTTCCTGCACCGCCGTCGGCGCAGGCTCCGCCATCACCTGAGTCGCGTTGCGCTGGATTCGCGCTGCGTAATCGACGAGCGCTTGTCCGGTGAGCGCGACCTGCTGTCGGGCTTCAGCCAATCGCCGTACCCTTGCCGACCAGATGGCGCACGATTTTCTCTATCAAATCGATCGTGCTCGCATTACCGGCGCCTGAGCCACCTGAGATGGTCGGGATAGTCGCAAGGTCAACGCGCACCTCGACATTCCCCGCACCAGGGGCGCTAGTGCCTTCCACTACCGCAAATTCGTCCTGTCCGAACGACAGGCTGAAAGACCGAGAAGCCATGATTCCCTCCTACTGGCGCATCGTCGCGCACACCGTATTCAATTCAGTTTCGAGCGTGGAACTGCACCCGACGCCGAGCACCGTCACCTTAATGGCGTACTCGTCCGTGGGTGTTGCGCTAGTCAGTTTCGCACCGATGGCCGTCGAGGCCACTGTCGCGGTCGCCGTCACTGTCGCGCTCACCGTGCTCTGCGTTATGTCGATGACCTCATAGACCGGGAATGTGGTCGAGCAAGTCGCTTGCGCACGGGCGGTAATCGTATCGAAAGTCGGGGCGGCCTTCCCCGCCGCGGCGGTGAAATCACACCAGAGCGAGTTGGCCGCGGCAGCGTCGGGAATCGTGCAACAGACCTGCGACTGCGCACCGTTGGGGCTTCCCGTCCCGCCGTTGTTCATGCCCTGAAGATTGGCGGTATCGGCAAAGGCCAGCGACGGAATCAAGAGCACAAATAAGAGAAACCAGCGTTTCATCGGCGTCCCTTTGAAGGGGGGCCCAAGCCCCCCAATCGGTTAAGGCATTTTGTAGCTGATTTCGACCACCATCGCGCCGCCGGTGTTAATGGTCGCGGTGCTGGTGAGCACCACGTCATATTCAACCGAGCCGATCGGCGTTCCCTGGGCCGGGTCAGCCGAGAGCCCAAGAATCTGCCAGACCATCTGATCCATCTTCGCGACGGTAGTCCACGAGGATTGAATCAACTTCTGGCTCTTGGTCAGTGCGCCCGAAAGGTCGATACCGGCGCCGAAATACTGCTTGGCGTTCGAGATACTTCCGGCTTGGGTCACTGGGGCAAACGGGTTGGAAACCTCGTAAAGCCCCAAGTCGCCAGCGGTGGAAGTGCCGAGCGCCGCGCAGGTCAGTTCGCATGAGACGATGACCGCATTGGCGGGAATACGAAAGAATCCGTAAAACCCGCCCGTGGTCTTGCCGGTCGTCGCGGTACAGAGACCGCGGCGCATGAAGTTGCGGCCACCCGTGCGCGCGTCATTCAATTTCGGCGGTGCCGCGGTGATATTGGTTATGATCGTACTTGCTACGGTTTCAGCAGGCATCTTCGTTCCTCCCGTCCCTACCAGCGTAGGGCAGACGGTTGTTAGGCGGTCGTTACTTTACAGGCACGTCTTTCGCCGGAGGCAAAGCCGCGCGCTTCTTGTACTCGTCGTCACTCTCCCCGACCATCTGCGCCGGAGGCGCGGGCGGCGGAAGCGGAGCGTCTGGCCGATCCACGACCTTCTGCGGGCCGGGCGGATGATTCATCCGCTTCACCGCAGGGTCGTAGCTGAAATCGGTACGGTCCTTAACAACCGCCAGACGCGCGAGCCGCGCGTCATAGTCCGCGTCCGATTCGTTCGGCAGCCGTGGCGGCTTGTCGTGGGCCATAGCGATCCGGCGCTCGTAATCCGCGTCGGACTCGCCAACCATCTGCATAGGTTTACCTTCCATAGTCGTCAAAGCTCCTAACTATTTGAGGCAGTTAATCTGCATCACCTTCTTTTCCTGCAACCGGCACGCGCCGAAGCCCGCCCAGATGCCGACCTGCCACGGAGCCATCTCCAGCCAGTCGGCCTGCACGATCTTGGTCGTGATGCCTTCCCACGTTCCGAAGTGCATCCCCGACGCCGCGTACACCGGCACCATCCGGTAAGCCGCGGTCGAGTCCAGGTTCAACAATTCGCTGTGGATGAAGTTCATGCCAAGGAAGCGGGTGATCTTGCCTTCTTCGAGCACCGGCGCGTCGGGCTGGTTGAAGTCGCGGTTGATGACCTGCGCTTCCGCTAGAAGGTTGTCGAGCTGTGTCGCGGCAGCTACCACATGGAGCGTGTCCGCTTCCAG